GATGTTGTTGGTGTTGTCAATTCCGACACACAAACTACAAATGTTAAAACGTACTTTGATGTATTGAGTTCTACTTCTTATGTTGTATTTGATTCTGGTTGGAAATATCAGTATGATACATATAATGATGTATATCGATGGGTCCCATTAAACGGAGATCTTGCTGGTACTTGTGCTAATACAGACGATGTTGCTGATCCGTGGTTCTCGCCAGCTGGAATGAGTCGTGGTAATATCAAGTCTGTTGTTAAACTTGCTTTCAATCCTAAGAAAAATGAAAGAGATACTTTATACAAAGCACGTATCAATCCAGTAGTAACATTTCCGGGAATGGGAACATTATTATGGGGTGATAAAACTGCTCAGGCTAAAGCATCTGCATTTGATCGTATCAATGTTCGTAGACTCTTCATGGTACTTGAGAAAGCTATCTCAACTGCTTCGAGGGCTCAATTATTCGAACTCAATGATGACGTTACACGTTCAAATTTTGTTGCGATGACAGAACCTTTCCTTCGAGATGTTCAAGGTCGTAGAGGTATAACAGATTTCAAAGTGGTTTGTGACACATCAAATAATACTGGTGATGTTATTGATCGTAATGAATTCCGTGCTGATATCTATATCAAACCAGCTCGTTCTATTAACTTTATCACTTTAACGTTTGTGGCTACCCGAACCGGTGTGTCATTTACTGAAGTAGGAGCGTAGAATCATGGCTAATATAGAATTTTTTAAATCGAACTTAACTGGTGGTGGTGCAAGAGCTAATCAGTTTGAAGTTGTTATGAACTTTCCAGCAATTGCAATGGCTGGTTCTGCTTCGAGAAAATTTACCTATCTTTGTAAAGGTACATCACTTCCAGGCACAACCGTCGCGGCTGTAGAAGTTCCATATCGTGGGCGTATATTAAAAATCGCTGGCGAAAGGACTTATGACGATTGGGAAACTACAGTATTTAATGATACTGATTTTGATATTCGTAACGCCCTTGAAAGATGGATGGATGGAATGGATAGAACACTTCTCGAAGTGACTAATGTAACCAATCCGTTATTATATCAATCTTCGGCTGAAGTTCATCAACTTGATCGTAATGGAACAAGACTGAAAAGTTATAATTTCTTTGGGTTGTGGCCGTCTGTAATAGCGCCAATTGAACTCGCTTATGATACAAATGATGCAGTAGAAGAATTTGCTGTAACGTGGAAATATAACTATTTCACATCAATGAATCCTATAACAACAATATAATAACAATAATTTTGTAGGATTTAATACTGGGGGTGTTAATTCACCCCCTTTTTTATTTGTTTGAAGAACTCACATCTATTATTTTTGGCGTTGAATCTGGATAATTAAATTCCTTATATTCTTTTTGTGAATTTGGAACAGAATCTCTTATTATCATTAATTCACAATAATATTTTTCTGATACTTGATGTGCAATAGATTCTATTAACCATTTCCCCGAAACTGTTTTATCCTCTTCTATACTCTCTCCACTTAATCCTGAAGAAGCTTTGGGCTTAGGTACAAACATAGAAATAACATCCCCTGCCTGCAGACCTGACATTCCCGGAATTGTTAATTTCGCTCGTTGTAAATTCATCGAATTCATTTCAGATTTACGCTGAAGAATGGTATTCTCATAATCGAGTTTATCAAACTGTGCTGTATCATAATACGTTTGATATTGATGTTCCTCAGACCCAGATACCATATTAACATATGACTCAGGGAAATCTGATAAATTTTTCTTGTCCTCTGTTACTGGTCCATCTGGTGAAGCCGGATAATCATTTATTTTTATGAATTTTGTATCCGTGCCGAACTTGAATACCTCATGAAAAGAGAAAGGAACTTTCCTCCAATTTTTTGATCTAAGATTATGTTTAATTAATGAAGAACCGTATGTACCTATTGCAGTATGTCTAAGGATGTCTCCATTGGATTTAATTTCAAATTCTATAGCTCTTGTAAATTTTTCTGAGATGGGTACATCGAGAGACGGCCGTTCTTTTTCAACACGAAAGGTTAACCCCTCTGGTTTAATCGAATCATTCCGGATCATCTCTGAAATAGATCTAAAATGAAATGATTTAGTGGTTTGAAAAAATAAGAAGTTTGCATTAGCCGCAGTTTTTGCTAACGAAAATTGTGCTATCATATTAATAGCATCTACTGGGGATTTATTCGGAATAATTGTTCTGTTATTATTGTGGGTTTCTTCTAACCATAGAGGATTACCCGAACTCAAATAGTCAGTGTATATATCCTTAACCATGTCAGAATACTTACCATCAAAAGATCTAGAAATTTTAGTCCTAGCATCAGTTAACATTTCTGGGGCAACTAGAGATAATGTGTATCTCGAGGTGTTTTCGTTAATTTTTTCTTGATCTTTGATCTTTGTAACTATGAACGAAGACTTTATTCTGAATGTAGAACCCTTTGTTCCAAATTCAATATATACAGGTTCGGTACCCGTGATATTTGATGTATTAGCAAATCCCACTCTATCCAATAATGTTATATTGCCTGTAACGAATGTTTTGAATATAGATTCGTATAGGTTAAATGATTCAACCATAGATTTGATATCAACATATCCAACCTTAGTTGTTATGATAACTTTAAAAAGATCAAACTGACCGGGTTCTTCTAAATCACTATTCCCAGATAAATCGTCATATAGAGTTATCATAACAATGCTTTAAACTCTTCCACAAAAGATTCAAGATACTCAGGTTTTAATAATTTTATTCTATTTTTTTCATTATTAATACGTTCTTCATAGGTATAATTAGTAACAGGGTATTCGGTTGTAATACTAACTACATCTCCATCAGAATCTTCATAATGATGCGTACTATCTGGTTCCGTATATTTCTCTTGTACATATTTGTTAAATTCTCGTACATTCATTGGCCAATCATTTGAAACGTTGACTATGTTATTAATTAATAATATTACCCAATGCAATTCCGTAGATCCGTACTTATTATAAGCTAGAATTTCTGGTGACTCCGAATCTTTTATATCATATAATTCAAGCATTACACCATTATCTAATTTGGGTTTAATCAGTGCCAATCTGTGAAATATATCAATAACCTTATCATTGCCATATTGTATAGTTGGATGTGAACTAAAATACATAATTAAAATCCCTCTTCTATTGTTTCTTGGGTAGTCTTGGCTATTTCTTCAAATGATAGAGTAATTTCAAATGATACAGGAGAATTATCTCCATGGAATGTATTACCTGTATCATCCCCATACTTTACATTAACAGATTTACAATAACAAAGATCGTACTTTGGGTAATTTGGATTGATTTCAGTACCAGCCATCTGACTGACTTTGAATAATGATGGGAATTTATATGATGTGAAGAATGGTTCTGCTACACCCCCAATCTTAGAGTTAGATTCGCTTGGAGAAGAATATTTACGAAATAACTTTAAAATATCTTTTGCTGTGTTGGATTCTTTTTTGCTACGAGGAACAAACTTATGATTCATAGAAAAAGTTCTAGATCCATCTGGACCATCATATTTAAGTGCCATTTTATCTGTTATTGTTTCGCCTGTTAATCCACCACTTGATATTTGCTTTGTGAGGAAATCTTTGACTCCACCTTTAATTGAATCTGCATCAAAACCATGTAAACCTTCTGTACCGGAATTTAATGGTACGGCTTTCAGCTGTTCCGTCAATTGATCTATGATACCACCAGCTGCTTCCTGTTTCCAAGATTGATTTTCTGTAATTTCTACCTGTGCATTTGACCCCAATGCTATCGATTTGCTACTCGATTTAGCCACATTAACCCCAAAATGGGAAGTGCCTGACTGAGACTCCCCACCACTATTGCCCATCGGGATAAAATCCCATATTTCGTACCGAACCCATGTGGGGTAAGCAGTTGTCACGTTATCAGGAAATCTAAGAAGTTCAACTTGTCCGACAGAACCTACACGACCTGCAGTATTTTCTTTGATAACAGCATTCTTTAGTACCTTGTTACCTCGGTTTACTTCGGTTACAATTCCAGCCTCGGTAGCGGAATTGATTATCCTAGTGTTTAAGTCCATATTACTTTCCTATATTAGTTACCATTATTTATATAAATATTTCAATGAGTAAATATTATCAGGGTCGATATCGACTTATCAATGCATCAAAATATAAAGGGGCTCGTGGTAATATTCAATACAGAAGTTCTTGGGAACTCAAGATGATGAGATATCTTGATACCACAGATGCTGTACTTGAGTGGAATTCGGAAGAAATCATTATACCTTATCTCTCTCCAATTGATAATAGGTTTCATAGATACTTTACAGATTTTTATGCTAAGATAAAGGATGCCACTGGTAATATAATAAAATATATTATTGAGGTGAAACCGAGAGCTCAGCGTAAGCGACCAAGAAAATCAAATAATAGGATCAAATATATTAAAGAAGTTAAAACTTATGCAGTGAACCAAGCTAAATGGGAAGCAGCAGAACTCTGGTGTAAAAAATATGGATATACATTTCGAGTCCTCGATGAAATTGATCTTGGTATAAAGTGATATAAATAGTAGTATGGAATCATTATTCGACAGACTACAAGCAAAGGCTTATAAAAAGCAAATACCAGCACAGACTAAACAATCTCGAGATTGGTTTAGATCTGAGATACAAGGTATGAGGGTTAAATCTGACGATGTTTTAAATGATAAAAATCTCGAAAGAAGAACTCGTCCTGCTCCCGGAAGAATGTATACATACTTTTATGATCCTAAACATAAAGCGACCCTTCCATATTATGATAGATTCCCTCTGATCATAATGGTGGGAAAAGCTCATAAAGGATTTTATGGTATGAATCTTCATTATCTCCCTATACCACTGAGAGCAAAGTTCCTCGATCAATTAATGACGATAACAAATAATAAGAAATTTGATGAATCATCTAGATTTCGAGCATCATATAATTTTTTAAAAGGATCCTCTAAAATGGGATTATTCAAACCGTGTTTTAAACACTATCTGATACATAAGGTTGAATCGGAAATAAAATTCCTCTCAGCAGATCTTTGGGAAATAGCGACATTTCTCCCGACTGCTAGGTTTAAAGGTGCTACATCAGCTAAAGTTCATTCGGATTCAAGGAAAATGATAGGTTAGATATGTCAATATTAACTCAAGGTTATTCAATCGGTTCTCAGGTTTATGGTGGAATTGAAACACTAGGTAAT